CCTGCTCCAGCGCCGCCGGCCAGTCCTTCGGCTCGCGCCTGCGCTCGATTTCGACGGCGTAACCGAGACAGTCAGGCTTGCTCATGCGGCTTCCAGGTGTTCGATCCGCATCACGGTGATGCGCACACCGGGCGCGTCCAAGGCTTCCGGATCCTCGCCCGGGAAAACTTTCGCGAGCCGCTGGTAACCGATCACCCGGGCGTCATCGCGCCAGATACCGGCATCGGTGAGCGCGTCCTCGGTCGATCGCACGAGTTTCGACAGGTCGGGTTTCTTGTCCGGGTACGTGCGCTTGCGTTTCGGGGCGGAAAGCGGCTTCGGCAGCGTGAACACCATGCGCACCACGATGGGCCCGTCGATCGGTTCGGCCCCGTTGCGCACTGCGATCGCCGCGGCCTTCACGTCCTGCCGCCAGGGCTTCACCTTCTTCGATGATTCGACCATGATCCCGCGTCCGCTTTTCGCAAGACCAACAAATTTTTTCGAGCCTTGCGGAGCTGGATTGCCGTACACCGTGATTTCGACCGTCATGCGTGCTCTCCTGCCACTGATTGGCAAAGCTGCTGGATGGTTTCTTCGTCGAGTCCCTTGAGCGCTACGCTGGCGTGCTTCACCATGAGCGCCCACGCGGCATCAAAAGCCTGTTCGTCCAACTCATCGAAGGACAGCGAACGCGGAACGGAGCGTGTCACGGTGCCAAGGTTCGGGATCTCGAACACTTCCGAATCGCACTCGACGCCGGCATCCGCCTGCAGCTTCTTCAGCGCCTTGTGCTGCGTGAGGCCTTCGTAGCCTTCCGCCTGGTCCGCGAGCAGGCCGCCGAGCGCGTGCACCAGCCGCCAATACTTTGGATTGCGTTTCTTGCGCAGCTCGCAACGGATCAGGTCGCCCGTCTTCAGCGCCCGCTCGCGCATCTCGCGCTGGGAGATGATCGATTCCGGGATGAGTGCGCCGACCAGCTCGCCGGTTTCCGGCATCACGACGCGGTGCACGCGCAGGTAGATGGCGCGGCGATCCTTGCGGCGCTTGGCGGGTTGCGCATTCATTCGCGGTATGCCTCGCTGACCGGATCGGGCGCTGGCGCTCGGCGCGAGCGAAGTCCGCTGGACGGTTTTCTCTCGCGCGCGGGCGGCAACGGGAGCTCGCCTTCCCAGTTGTCCAAGCGCATCACGTCGAAGCGATTGGCAAGCTGCACGCGCTCGCCCGTCGGAATGTTGCGGCCCTTGCCGATTTCGACGTCCACGACGCCTTGCAGATGAGTGTTCTTGTCGTAGTAGTCCTCGCGATGCAGGAACAGGATCAGGTCGGCCACCTGCTCGATATCGCCGCTGGCGCGCAGATCCGACATGATCGGGTGCTTGTCCTGGCGCCCCAGCAGTTCACGGTTCAACTGCGCGAGCGCGACCACCGGGCAATCGAACTCCTTGCCCAAACCCTTCAGTTCGCCGGCCACTACGCCGAGTTCGTGGGTGCGCTCGGACGAGGTTTTGCCCAGGAGGCGGATTTCGTGCAGATGGTCGACCATCAGCAGCCCGATCTTCGAGCGCAGGTGTGTGCGTCGGGCGCGTGCGGCGATCTGGTCGATCGTGAGTCCGTGCGTGTCGTCGATCCAGAACGGCGCGCTGTTCAGGCGCTCGGCCGCATCCGCGACGTGCGGCCAATGCGTTTCGTCGTCGTGCGGCGACATCAGCCAGTGGTGTGGGATGCTGCGCAGCCCGGCCGCGGCGCGGTTCAGCACCTGCTTCGCCGTCATTTCCAGCGAGAACAGCGCGGTCTGGATGTTCAGCGTCACCGCGGTGTGCGCGGCCAACTGCACGCCCATCACCGACTTGCCCATGTTCGGCCGTCCGGCGATCACGATCAGGTCGCCGGCTTGCAGCCCGTGCGTCAGGCGATCGAGTTCCGCCCACGGCGTCGGCATCCCTGTGATCGCATCGCCGCGCTGGTAGATCGCCGACAAGTCCTCGAACCATTCGGGCGTCAATTCGTGCGACGATCGCAGACCACCGCGAATGCGCGATGTCTGCAACTGCGACAGCGCATGCATCGCTTCCGCAATCACGGTTTCCGATTGGCTGCCGGGCTGGAACGATGCGCCGGCAAGCTGCGTCCCGATTTCGATGCCCTTCCGCAGTCGCGACCGTTCGACCACGATTTCGGCATAGGCCGTGATGTTGGCCGCGCTCGGCGTGTTGTTCGCAAGCTCGTAGACGTAGGCCGGCGGTATCTGGTCGCGGGTTTCGTCGGCTTCAAGCTGCGCCAGCAGCGTGGCGGAATCGAGCCCGACTTTTTGCGATGCCAGCCGGACGATCGCGCCGTAAATCAGCCGATGCTCGCGCCGGTAGAAATCGTCCTCGTGTAGCCAGTCGGAGACGGAGGCCAGCGCTTCCGGAACGAGCAGCAACGCCCCGAGTACCGATTGCTCGCTCTCCATCGACCAGGGCGGTTGCCGCAGCACCTCGACCTTCGACGGCATGGCGTTCATGCCGCCTTCTCCGCAAGCCGTGCGAGTTGCTGACCCACCGTCGTGAGCTGGTAGCCCCCGTCAGGCGCGATCCACCACAGCCGCCCCCAGTTCCCTTCGACCGCCTTGCGGAACACGCCGGGCCAGTCGGTGTAGCGCTTGCGCGACCCGGTGTACTTGTCCTCGAACCACCGCCATTCGAGTTCCAGGAATCGGCGCGGCAAACCCACGCTGTCGGCGTAGCGGAACACGTGATGGTTCGGCGGAATGGCTTCCGATGAAGGCGGGATCGATTTCAGCCATTGCGAGAACGTCACCGGTCCGGAGCGTGCCTTGGCTTCCGGTTTCGGTTTTGAGGGGCCAGGAGCAGGCAGAAGATCGGCAGGCGGGTTCGATGATTCCTCGTCGATTCTTGGTTTCTCGCGCTCTTCCTTCTCCTGTTCCTGTTCTTGCTCCTGTTCCTGCTCTTGGCTTCGATGGGGCTTCGAAGGGGCTTCTATGGCCCTTTTGTTCGTAAGGTGAAATGCCTGCTGATACTTGTCGAAAAATTCAGCAAGAAACGGATTGGCGTGCAGCGCGTCGTAATCCTTCTGGATGCCTGGGCAACGCTTGTCTAACGGCTTGAGTTTCTTTGCAATTTGGAACGAAGCCATTTCCACAACCCATACCGTTTCCGTGGCTTCGTCATACTTGCAAAAGCCAACGTCGATGCAAACCCGAAGCCCCTTCGAAGCCCCTTCCAAGCCAAGCCCGGTTTCATGTGCAAGGTACAAAAGAGGCTGGTAGTACAGGCCGAGCATGTTCGAGTGCGGAGAAGTGATGAGGTAGGCGCCCACCAAAAGGCCCTCCAAAGCCCCTTCGGAGCCCCTTGCTCGGATGGCCTTGCCGGTTTTTCCGGTCCAGAAGGTGCCGACGAATTTCGCGTAGTCCCGCATGAGTTTCCCGCCACAACGTCCTGTTGAATTCCTCAACCGCCAGCCGGGACGTTCGGCTTGTCGCCGGGGCATGACTCCCGGTTAGGCGGTGAGGAAACCGTTAGCGGAGCCCCTGTTCGCGCTCCAACCGCCGCACCGTTTCCGGTGACCGGCACGCGTGCAAATCCGTGTGGGCCACGGCGCACGAGCGCCGAACCGGATACGGAATGGACCTGTCCGACATGACGTGCTGGAGCGCCTGCAGTGCTTCCTCGATCGTCTGCTCTCGGGTCCGCACGAGTGCCAGCTTCGGGGCGTTCATCCCTGTCCCCATTCCGCGTAATCGTTCATCGGGTCCTGTCGCGCCTTCCACCATTCGATTTCGCGGTGCAGCGCGCCTTGGTCGGCTTCCGGGACATGCGCGACGCGCACGGACAGGATCCGCACCATGGTTTCGGCGTCTTGCGGCGTCGGGCGGTACAGCGAGCCATCGGCAAGCGGAAGGCAGACGTTCATCAACGCAGGCGCCTCGTGATCACGACGCAGGAAAACCAGCCCAGCAGCCAGCCGGCGCACAGCGCGATGTAGATGGCGGTTAGGCCGGTCACGCAGGGCTTCCCCGCAGGGCTTCCGTGAGCAAACGCACCTTTGTGCGTTCTGCTTCCAAGGCCTCGTTGGCGATGCGCAGCGCGCGTTCGGTCTCGGTTTCGAGTTTGCGTAGGGAACGCGGGTCGTAGCCGCGCTTCAGGAGCCAGTAGTACAACCAGGCCTCGCTGCCGGTGGCGTCCATCATCCGCATCAGGTGCTCTTCGGATGGGCGCGCGCTGCCCTGCTTCACCTTGGCCAGGGTGCTGGCGTCGATGTCGGCTTCGATGGCGATGGATTTTTCGCGCAGGCCGCTGTGGGCGATCATCGCGCCGATGGCGGCGGCTTCCGTGCGCCATGTCCATTCGTGTTCGGGTATCTCGCGCATAGGGCGTTTCACCACGAGATCAAGCTGTTGTTCCATGACGTTCCGACGAATGGAAGAGCGTGGAAGGTCACATCCGTGTGCAATGAAAATCCGCGTCGGCACGGAGGCTGGCGCGGGTCAGGCTGCTTGTTCTTGAGGAATCGCTTGCTCCGGCCAGGTGTCGTCTTCGAGACGCGTCCAGATATCAGAACGCAGTTCGTGACGGCTGACCTTCCCATGACTGTGATCCCACAACAGCCGCACCAGACCGCCATCCAGGTTCGGCTTGGTGCTGAGGGCCTTGCGGAGATACCCGATCGTCGTTCCGCAGCGCTTGGCGTAGGCCGCCTGATCGGACGGATCCATCGAATTGAGGTAAGACCGGAGGGATTCCATGCTCGCGATATTACCACTTGGTAAATACCAGTCAATACCTTTTGGTGATGTACCGACAGGTAATGGATACTGACCCCATGGCGAGGGACACCGAAATTGTTGTGGCACGCCGTGAGCGGCTCGCGAACTGGATCGATCGCAAGTTCCGAGGTTCGCAGGAAGCGTTCATTGCTGACGCCCTTGGGCGAGGCTACAAAATCAACCAGGGCGAACTGTCAGCGCTGCTGCGACACAAATCGTTCGGCGAGAAAAAGGCGTTGAAGCTCGAGGAACAGGGCGCTATGCCGAAGGGCTACCTGGTGCATCCGCTTCGTCCCGGGGCCGCCGCAACCGCATCTCGCGAACTTGCGGAGATGAGCATTGTGGTGTCTGCGCTGGCCCGGGCTCTGGCGCTGTCCATACCAGCCGCGGGAATTGAGTTCGTGGACGAGTTGGAGCGGATGAAGCCTCCGCCAGATACCTTCCCAGCCAACATTCTGGAAGCTGTCCGGTCTGAGTTGCCCGCCCTACGCAATCGCAACCGCACCTAGCCACCGTGGCGCGCACGAGCGCGTCCGTGATTCCTTTGTTCATCGTGGTTCCTCTTCCTCTGTCGAGTCAGTGAACCGGTGAGGCTGCTCACCGGATGCGACAGGAAGTCATGCACCGTGCGCGCCAAAAAGTTACACACGTAAACGTTTGTCGCGATTCGTGAAATCGTGATGGGCACTCTTGACTCCCCGCTGCCGCGGGGTTTTTTGTGGCCTTCGAAAAAATTATTACTAAAAGGTATTGACAGGATCATTACCGTTTGGTAATTTAGCCATGTCGCCGCGTTCCAGCGGCCAGACAGGACCATCGAGATGGCGAAGTTCACGAAGGGACCGTGGCGCGCGGGGGAAATAAGGATCAGGAAGGCCAACGCCTGGTCCGTCCGCAACACCCACTACGACCCCATCGCCGTCGTCTACACGACGCGCGCCGACGCCGAGTTGATGGCCGTCGCGCCCAAGCTGCTCGGCTCACTCAAACACATGGTCGCCATCGTGCGTCTGCGCGAAGGCGAACTGCGCGCGTCGGAAAAGGCCAAGTACGAAGCGGCCCGGGCGCTCGTTCACGAACTCAACGGGGGTAACTGACATGGCATGGTCTACAGCGCATAACCATGGGGAAACGCCGAAAGTCACCGTAGCTGACGCGGGCGATCAAGGCCTCTTGATCGAAATTCGGGTCGGGCAGTCCGGAATCATGTTGCGGCCGCAAGAAGCTGCGGCAGTCCGCGACGACCTCTCCCGCGCCATCACCGAATTCGCGCAGCAACACGCGCAGGCCATCGCCGAGTCCGAAGGGGCGCAGGCATGAGCGCCTACGCCGAAATCTTCCGCAAACTACAGCCGGAATTCCCGCCCCACCAGATCGAAGCTTGGGTGCGGTCGGAGCACGGCACGCTCGATCACATGGATGCGGCGACGCTGGAGGTCGAAGCTGCAATCGCCGCCCAGTGCATCCGTCAAGCCGGGCCCGAACAGGCCGAGGCGCTGGCCGCCTCGCTTGGGCTGGGCGGTGCGGAATGAACGGCGAACACGACCACTGCGTGGCGGGCCGGCATCCGAAGTTCTCCCGCAGTGCGCAGGCGTTCAGGCACCCGGACGGTACATCGGCTGACTGGCGCACCGCGCGGCCGGCAGTCGATACCCGCGCCGAGAAGCGCGCCTTCAAGCGCGCGCTGCGGAATTACCGCAAGCACGTCCACCCGATGGCTGACGAACCGCATTCGTTCTGGGATTCGTGGTTGGTCCTGGTCCCGTTCGGGCTGATGTGCTTCGGCATTCTTCTCGCGCGCGCGTGGGGATGGCTGTGATGAGCGTGGAATCCGACACGATGCACTACTACACGCAGCTTGACCGCGAGCAAGCCATGGACGAGGCGTTCGAGCGGGCCAAAGAGGACGCGCTGCGCGATCTGTACGACAAGCTCACGACGCTTGCGGGCGAACCACTGGCCGAAGCCGTCACGTCGCAGATGCCCTACACGGTGGACGAACTTCTGGCGCTGCTTAGAGAGGCACGCCAACACATCGATGCGCAGCTGAACCAGCGCGCCAACGACAAGATCGCGAGGGGATGACCATGTGCGAGTTGACGACATCGGCACTCGCGTCGCATGCGATGCAGGAACACGACCGCGCGCAGTGGATCAGCTTGCTTCGGCGCGACGTGGAACTTGCCACGCAAGCGGCCGTGCACAACCCGGAGAAATGGGCCGAAAAGGTGCCGTGGATGCCGAACGGGGCGGACATGCGCCTCGCACAACTTGCCCTCGCGGGCGACTACTGCGAGGCCGGGCGCCTGCTGTTCGCCTACTGGCGGCAGGAAATCATGCAAGAGGCCTGCAGCGGCGAGAAGGATCGCATCCATGACCGCTACGGCATCGACCTGGACGAGGTGTCACCATGAAATCCGCCCGCAGCCTTCGCGTCGTCCCCGATTGTCCGCAGCCTGAAACCCCGGCCAAGCCCGTCGTGTACGGCGCCGCGCCGTGGTCACGGCTTCCGCCGACTCCGCCCGCTCACGAAATCACCGTCCGGGCCCGCGCGCAATCGATCCTCTCGCGCGGCGGCAAGCGCGCGGAACTGCCCGATTACCCCACCGCGCTCCGAATCATCGCTGCGCACCAGTCAATGCCGGTCTCTGATCACGAGCCCCTTGCGATCCCGCAGGAGATCGAGACCGGCTACCCCATGCCTGCCGCCGCCACCCCCCGCGAGTCCCCCTCTCGCGCGGCGGCGGCTGGCTTCAACCACAAGGAAACGAAATGAACGCCCAGCAAGTGGAACGCGAAGTGCCGATGACAGCCGAGACCGGCATGGTCGCGCTGCTCAACAAATCGGAAATCGACCAGCAGATCGCGACCGCACACCGGTTTCCGCGCAGCATCAAGCGGTTTCGCGACGAAGCGCTGCAGATGGTCACCCTGTCCGAAAGCGTGGCCGAGCAGTGCATCTACGCCCTGCCCCGCGACGGCAAGACCATCGAAGGCCCGAGCGCGCGCTTCGCGGAAGTGGTCGCGTCCGCGTGGGGCAACTGCCGGGCTGGCGCGCGCGTGGTCGATGACAGCGGCGAATTCGTGACCGCCCAGGGCGTGTTCCACGACCTCGAGCGCAACGTCGCGATCACATACGAAGTGCAGCGCCGGATCGTCAACAAGCGCGGCCAGCGCTACAGCGCTGACATGATCGGCGTGACCGCGAATGCCGCCTGTTCCATCGCCCTGCGCAATGCGATCCTCAAGGGCGTTCCGAAGGCCTTCTGGGAGGACATGTACTCCGAGGCCCGCCGGGTGATCATGGGCGACGTCAAGACGCTGGCCAACCGCCGCGCCGCGGCCGTCGCAGCCTTCCAGAAGTTCGGCGTATCGGCCGAGCAGATCACTGCGAAGCTCGGCGTCGGCGGCATCGAGGACATCACGCTCGAGCACCTGGTCACGCTGAAGGGACTCTTGACCGCCATCCGCGACGGCGACACCACGCCGGAAGATGCGTTCGGCACCACGTCGGCGAAGCCGACTGCAGCGAAGCCGGAACTCAAGCCCTACACGTCCGATGAGTTCAAGGCGCAACTGGCCAAGTGGCGCCCGGTCATCGAGTCCGGCAAGCGCAGCGCGGAAGACATCATCGCGCTCGCCGAAACCAAAGGCTTGCTGTCCGACGAGCAGAAGGCAGCGATCCGCGACCTCGCGCCGGTCTCCGCCGACACCAAGGGAGAGTCGGCATGAAGATCCTGTCTCTCGTGCAGGGCACGCCGGAGTGGGAGCGCCATCGTGCCATTTGCTGGAACGCCAGCGATGCGCCCGTGATGCTCGGTGTCAGCACGCACATGACCCGTCGCGAACTGCTTGATGCGATCGCAACTGGCCTGCCTCGCGAGTTCAGCGATTACGTCGAAAAAAAGATCATCGAGCCCGGTCATCGCAATGAAGCGCTCGCCCGTGAGGTTGCCGAAAAGATCATCGGAGATGACCTGTACCCGGTCATCGGGGTCCCGGACGATCCGGACAGCAAGCTGTCGGCGAGCTTCGACGGCCTGACGCTGGATGAAGCCACCGCGTGGGAACACAAGCGGTTGAATCAGGATTTGCGCGACGTGCTGTCGCGAGCCGGCTGCACTGGCGCGGACCTGCCGGAAATGTACCGCGTGCAGATGGAGCAACAGGCGTTGGTTTCAGGCGCCGAGCGCGTGCTGTTCATGGCGTCCGAGTGGGATGCCGCCGGCAACCTGATCGAAGAATTGCACTGCTGGTACACGCCGGACCCGGAATTGCGCGCTCGCATCCTCGCGGGCTGGGAGCAATTCGCGATCGACTTGGCCGAACACGCGCCAGCACCAGCCGAGGCGCCCAAGCCGGTCGGCAGCGCGCCGGAAACGTTGCCGGTGCTGCGCGTCGAGGCGCAAGGCATGGTCACGTTCTCGAACCTCGCGGAGTTTCGCGAAAACGCGATGGCGGTGCTGGGCGCGATCAACCGCGACCTGCAGACCGACGAGGACTTCGCCGACGCCGAACAGACGGTGAAGTGGTGCAAGGGTGTCGAGGATCGGCTGGATTCAGCCAAAGCCAACGTGCTGGCGCAGATGCAGTCGGTGGATGAAGTTTGCCGCACGATCGACAACGTGAGCGCGGAAACGCGCAAGGTCCGGCTGGAACTGGACCGGCTGGTGAAGGCCGAGAAGGAACACCGCCGCGCGGAAATCGTTGCAGGTGGCGTCGCCGCGGTGCGTGAGCACTACGTGGCGATCAACGCGACGCTGGGCGCTCATGCGCTGGGAATCCCGGCATCGCTCGCCAGCGATATCGGTGCATCGATCAAGGGCCGGAAGACGCTCACCAGCATCCGAGACGCAGTCGACACCGCGGTCGCCGCGGCCAAGATCGAGGCAAGCCAGCAGTCCGAGCGTGTCCGACAGAACATCGCGGTGCTGGACGAGTTCAAGGAACATGCCCACCTGTTCGCCGATCGCGTGGCGCTGTGTGGCAGCAAGGCGCCGGAAGACCTGCGCAACCTCTGCGCGACACGTGTCGCCGAACACCAGCACCGCGAGGCCGAGAAGCTGGAAGCCGAGCGCGCCCGGATCCGTGCCGAAGAACAGGCCAAGGCCGAACGCGCGGAGCGCCTGCGTCAGCAAGCCATCGCCGAAACCGAACGCGCCAGGCAAGAAGAAGCAGCGCGAATCGAGCGCGAGCAGCAGGCACAACCCATACCAGAGGTCGCGACGCCCGCCGCCGTGGCGACCGCCCACTCCGAGCAGGCCCCGACCACGGCGGTTCGGTCGGGGGCGAAGATCAAGCTCGGCGACATCAACACCCGCATCGCGCCGCTGTCCATCAGCGCGGACGGACTTTCGCAACTCGGATTCGAACCGGTGGAGCACCAGCGCTCCGCGAAGTTGTACGCCGCCGCGGATCTGCCGGCGATCCTGCGGGCGATGGTCGACGTGTTGCAGGGCCGCTTGCCACTTCGGAAAACCGCCTGATTCCCTTCCCCACCGCAAGGAAACCACCGCATGTTCAGCATCGAAAACCAGCAGGTGAAGATCGCCGACGAACGCTGGCTTGCCGTGCCTGGATATGAAGGGCTGTACGAGGTTTCCGATCAAGGTCGTGTGCGAAAGCTCGTGAGCCGTAACGGTCACCCGGCCGGAATGCTGCGTCCGACCCGACGAGACGATGGCTACTTGATCGTGCGGCTCTGCAGGGACGGTAAATCGCGCGGCTGGCTGGTGCACCGGATCGTACTGACCGCCTTCATCGGCCCGCGTCCGCCGTCGATCCATGGAGCCCACATCAATTCAATCAAGGGCGACAACAGGCTGGCTAACCTCCACTGGTGCACACCAAAGGAAAACGAGGCCGACAAGAAGCCTCTCGGCCTTGATGGTGTCGGAGAGCGAAACGCCATGGCGAAGCTCACTGCGGAAATCGTCCGCAGCATCCGGGCCGAATACCGGCCGCGTTCGCGAACCCGTGATCTGAACGCCTTGGCGAAAAAGTACGGGATCACCTTTCAACACGTTTCCAGCGTTGTGCACCGCAAATGCTGGAAGCACGTCGCGTAACCACCACGGGAGATAGACGATGTTCAGCGTCGAGAATCAAGAAGTGAAGTTCTGCAACTTCAACATCCGCGCCGAGAAGCATGGGGACGAGAACGTCAAGGCCGGCGACCTCAAGATCGAGTGCACGATGCACAACAGCGTGCTCGACTGCTTCGACAAGTCCCTGCGCAAGCTGTTGTACCGGAAACCGGCATCGGACGAGCAAATCGACTTGCCGCTGGGCGACGACGGACTGACCGCACGCAAGCTCCCGCGCCTGGCGCCGCTCAAGTGGGACGAGGACTTCCCGGGATACGAGCTGTCGATCGTCACAGGCCTGGCTCTCGATGAGTCGCTGGAACTCGAGGACGTGGAGCTTTCGAACTTCGTGTTCGAGGCGCTGGACGGCGGCAGCGTATCGATCACCTTCCGCGCCAGTTTCCACCCGGACGGCCGCGCAAGCGGGAAGCTCTGCCAGCTCGTGCAGGAAACCGTCGAGATCACGCTGACGCCGCCCGACGCCGGCGAACCCGCACAGCAGAAGTTGGCGGCGTGAACACATCGCCTGGCTTATTCGATGCGCAAGAGACAGCCGAACGCGCGGCACGGCAGGAAGCTATTTTGCAATCGTCGTGGCGAACGTGGGGATGGGGCGGACCGACTGTCGGCGGCATGTGTGAAATCGACGAATGCTGTCCGGAGACCGTGGACGGCTCGCGTCTGTACGCCTACACCGAACTGGCGCGGCTGATCGAACAACGCGCCGATGGCAAGTGGATTGCGGAAATCGCGATGCCGGGAGACTGGCCGAAGAATGGTCGGCGCGTGGTGTTGGATCGTCAATGGATCGGACCGCCGCGCACACTGATTCGCGCAGCGCGGGAGGCGGCATGACCGACGACGCCTACACCGCGTTTCTGAAGCAGAAGGTGCGCATCGCATCCTCGGACGGCTTCAAGATCTCGGACGCGGATATCCATCCGCTGCTGAAACCGCACCAGCGCGACGGCGTGCGCTGGGCATGCCAGGGCGGACGGCGCGCACTGTTCGAAGCCTTCGGGCTGGGCAAATCGGTGCAGCAGATCGAAATACTGCGCCTGTGCCACGCGCATGCCGGCGGCGCCGTGCTGATCGTGCTTCCGCTCGGCGTGCGCCAGGAATTTCGCCGCGACGCGGAAATGCTGGGCGTGGCGACGCGCTTCATCCGAACCGACGCCGAGGTTGATCCTGACTTCGACGGTATCCATCTGACCAATTACGAGAGCGTGCGCGATGGCAAACTCGATCCCAACCAGTTCACGGCATGCAGTCTCGACGAGGCGTCTGTTCTTCGTTCCTTCGGATCGAAGACATATCAGACCTTTCTTTCGCTATTCAATCAAGTTCGTTTCCGGTTCGTCGCCACCGCGACGCCGAGCCCGAACCGCTACAAGGAACTGATCCACTACGCCGGCTTCCTTGGGATCATGGATACCGGGCAGGCCTTGACGCGCTGGTTCAAGCGCGACAGCACCAAGGCCAACAACCTGACGCTGTACCCGCACAAGGAAGCCGAGTTCTGGCTGTGGGTCGCGAGCTGGGCGCTGTTCCTGCAGCGGCCAAGCGACCTCGGCTACAGCGACGAAGGCTACGAACTGCCGCCGATCACGGTGCACTACGTCGAGGTCAAGGTCGACCACGCGACGGCGCCGGCGGATCGCGACGGGCAAACCAACCTGTTCCGCGATTCAGCGCTGGGCTTGCAAAACGCCGCGCGTGAGAAGCGCGACACGCTGCCGGCGCGCGTGGAAGCGGTGCGCGGGATTCTCGACCAGTACCCCGACAGTCATTGGCTGGTCTGGCATGACCTCGAAGCCGAGCGCCACGCGCTGCAGGCCGCCATCCCGGATGCCGTGAGCATCTACGGCGACCAGGACCTGGACGAGCGCGAGCAGGCGGTCATCGATTTCAGCGAAGGGCGCACCCGGATCTTGTCCGCCAAGCCAGTGATTGCCGGCAGCGGCTGCAATTTCCAGCGGCACTGTCATCGCGCGGTGTACGCCGGCATCGGGTTCAAGTTCAACGACTTCATCCAGAGCCTTCACAGGGTCCAACGCTTCCTGCAGACGAAGCCGGTCGAGGTCTGGATCGTGTACGCCGAGAGCGAGCGCGAAATCCTGGCGACGCTGAAGGCGAAGTGGACGCGACACGAAGAGATGGTCGCGCGGATGAGCGAGATCATTCGCGAGTACGGCTTGAACCAGTCCGCGATGCTCGGACGGCTCACGCGTTCGATCGGCGCCGAGCGCATCGAAGCATCCGGTGCCGGCTGGCTGGTGGCGAACAACGACTGCGTTGCGGAAACGCGCGCGATGGATGCGGACAGTGTCGACCTGATCGTCACGTCGATCCCATTCGCCAACCACTACGAGTACAGCCCGAGCTACAACGACTTCGGCCACACCGACGACAACGGTCACTTCTGGCGCCAAATGGACTACCTGACGCCGGAGCTGCTGCGGATCCTGAAACCCGGCCGCGTGGCATGCATCCATGTGAAGGATCGCATCCAGTTCGGTAACGTCACCGGCGCCGGCATCCCAACGGTCAGCCCGTTCCACGCCGAAGCGATCTTCCACTACCGCGATCACGGCTTCGACTACATGGGCCTGATCACCGTGGTGACCGACGTGGTTCGGGAAAACAATCAGACCTACCGGCTCGGCTGGTCGGAGATGGCCAAGGATGGAACCAAGATGGGCGTCGGCAGCCCGGAGTACATCGTACTGCTGCACAAGCCCCAAACGGACCGTACCCGCGGCTACGCCGACACGCCTGTCAAGCACGACAAGTCCGAATACACCCGGGCGCGCTGGCAGGTGGATGCGCACGCGTTCTGGCGTTCGAGCGGAAATCGGCTGCTGACGCCGGACGAGCTGGCCAGCCTTGGCCCGGACAAGCTGGCGAAGCTTTTCACCGAGTACAGCCTGCAGGGCGTGTACGACTACGAAGCGCACGTTCGCATCGGCGAGGCACTGGACGCCCGCGGCGCGCTGCCGTCGACCTTCATGTCGCTAGCGCCTGGCTCGCATCATCCGGATGTCTGGCACGACGTCAACCGGATGCTGACGCTCAACGGCGAGCAGACCAAGCGCGGGCTCGAAAACCATATCTGCCCGCTGCAGTTCGACATCGTGGATCGGTTGATCGGGCGCTACAGCAATCCCGATGACCTGGTGTTCGATCCGTTCGGTGGCCTGTTCACTGTTCCGTATCGCGCGCTGAAGCTGCGGCGCCGCGGTCGTGCCGTGGAATTGAGCGCCGCGTACTTCACCGACGGAGTGAAGTACCTGCGGGCGGCCGAAGTCGAGATGTCGATGCCGTCGCTCTTCGACACGCTTCCCGAGGTCGAAGCCGCGTGAACGCCCGCCACGCCACCCCGCGACGCCCCAGCAAAGACCACGACGTCACCTGGTCGCGATCGTTCCGCGATGGGCGCATCACGTGGACGCTATGGCGTCGCGATCATCGCCGCGCGATCCACATGCACGCGGTGGCGGTGAGCGAGACGGATCTGCAGAAGTGCGAGCCCGGTTGGCTCAAGACCAGGCTTCGCCGCGCGTGGCACGAGCTGCGCGACTTCGTTGACGAAATCGATCTGAAGGAGACAGCGTAATGGGCGGCGCAACACCGGGAAGCTGGAAGAAGGGCCACCACAGCATGCACGATCTGCGTGCCGCGGGGCTCAAGTCGAAGCGTGTCTCGCCCTGGCGCCACGGCAACGTAGATACGCCGAACACGCGCAGATTGCGGGCGGAATGGAACCGTGAAGGGACGAGGCGGGAATGAACCACAAAAAGCAAACAATCGAAGTGCGGCTACCAGGACGGGTTGTTGCTCCAATTTCGGAGATTGCGAAGCTCGCCGGACTCTCCGTTGAATCCGTAATCAAGCTGGCGCTCGCGACCGAAGTATGGCGCTGGAAACGGGAACAACGGATTCCGCCCAACGACATGGTAAGCGGCGGCGGAACGCCGTCCGCTTGACCTGCTAGTTGGGCGACAGCCCACCGGAGAGAGCAATGTTCAAGCTTGTCGAAAAAATGGAATGCCCAAAGTGCGGCCGAAGCTGGGAGAAGCCTTGCGACCAGACGCGGTGCATCGAACGCTTTGGCGAGTGCATTGTGTGCCGATTTGTGCCACATGGCCCGCAGAACCAACATGGCAGCGGCAGCGGAACCGATGAAGAATTTTCAGCGCTGTCGCCCAACGCTTGAGTTAACGCGCGCCGCTTACGCGCGGACTTTCACCCAACGACAGCAACGGAGCGGCGTCGCTGTTGAACGAATTGTTAGCCAGCGTCCCACCAACGAAGAGGAATTGAAATGCTCACCTCGGACCAAGCCAAAGCGCTTTTGGATGCACACGGCATTTTTGACTCACTCGGCGATGATGAAGAAATGGAGCTTTTGAAAGACAACAACCCAATGCTTGCCGAAGCGTATTACGCGCTGCATCGCATCGCGTACGGCGCCAAAGATTCAGGCGCCCCCGTGAATGCTGACGCAGGCTAACACTTGAGCTTAGGCGGCCAGTCAGCGTTAGCTGACTGGCTCGCCTAGAGCGAAAAGTTAGACCGCGAGGAACGAACCGATGGAAAACGAACAATTGGGCATTTTGCGGCACAGCCTTGGCCTGCGCGAGAACGGAAGCGGCAAAAGCTACCGCAACCACTTTTGCACTGGCCCAGGGAGCACCGATTACCCGCACTGCATGGCACTCGTTGAATCCGGGCACATGATTCGCCGCAATGGCAACGCCCTAACGGGCGGCGATGATCTTTTCATCGTCACGGATGCCGGGAAGGCTGCGGCGCGGTCTAACGGTTGAATTTAGGCGCCGTTGCGAAGCAACGGTCGCCTGGAATGAATAGTTGTGCCGCACAAGCGAGGAACCATGATGAACCTGATTGAACACCTGCACCGACAACGCGCATGGAGCAAGGTCACCTTTGGCCCAGGCACCCGCACGGCTGGCGTGCTTGACCACATCCGCAAGGAACTGAAAGAGGTTGAGCGCGACCCGAACGACCTGACCGAATGGGTGGACGTGATCTTGCTGGCGCTGGATGGCGCGTGGCGGCATGGGCACACGCCGGAGCAGATTGCCAGCGCGATCGAGGCGAAGCAGGCGCGCAACGAGTCGCGCGAGTGGCCCGACTGGCGCACCCAACCCACAGACCGCGCGATCGAACACGTGCGGCATAACGATTGAGTTAAGCCGAACCGGCAGCGGGCGGCTGGAAGATGAACGAACTATCCGGTAATTCCGGATAGTTGAACGAAGCAACGAGCCGGTTTCGGCTTGAACGAATTGTTAGCCGTCATGAAGCGGCTTGGAGAAGCGGAATGGAAATCAAGGTGCGGGAAATTGCCACTGATGGCCTGCCGGACATGGACAACCTGACAGGCCGTGTGGCCTTCATCTTTGACGGCTGCATCGTCTCCGGCTGGCCGCTTTCGCCCGAAGGCGACGAGGTGCCGTGGGAGGCCGATAGCGATGTGGGACGCAGCGAGAAGTTCTACGGCGTGACGCACTGGGTCGAGTTCCCCGTTCCGGTTTGGGACATGACGGCTAACGACAAGTAGACCCCGCATCCGAGGTGTAACACACGGTGCGTAACCAGCCCCGAAACCGCGCCACTGCGCCGAATCTGCCCCACGAAATGCGTTATCCGACAGGAAAACACGACATGAGCAATGACGAACCGCTTTTCGACTCTGACGTTGATCCGAAACGAATCAAGAACGTTGCGGACGGCCTGCGCCGACAAGGCGAGTTTGAGTCAGCGCGCATGCTCGACGGCTATGCCGACCTGCTCGAAGCGCGGGAGAAGGCGGTGCCGGTGGCGTGGCGTACCTTCGACGGGGAGGGCAACTACGACTACCGGGATTATGAGAATAACGAACATTACCGGGATTGGTATGTTAGTAGAAATGGGGCTAAGTATGCGAATTGGGCGGAACCGCTCTACACCCACTCCGCCCAAGCACAACCGCCAGCCGCGAGCGTGACGGATGCGATGGTGGAAGATGGTTGCATGGCGTGGAACAAGTCCGCAGGGCTGGGATACGCCGTTGCTGACCGCGATTGCATGCGCGCGGCTATTGAAGCCGCGCTCGCCGCCCAGGAGAACCCCAATGGCTGACACGATGACGGTCACCGAAATCGAGTCGGCCATCGACGCAATCGAGACGCAGGGCCGCTATATCACGCTGCACGGGTTGCCTGGTGCGTGCCCGAGCAAACAGGACTGTCGCGCGTTCGAAAGTTTCATGCGATCCGGGTATGCCGCGAAAGAGAAACTACGTCGCATGGCGACAGCGATCAAGCAGCGCGAGCAGGGTGCGAAGGATGCGCGTACGCCCGATTTCATAGACGTCAGTTTTGAGGTATGGCAGAACGATGAAATGGTCGCGTCATGCTCTGGTCCCGAGCCCCGGGCGCTGACCGAAGCAAAGCACTACGCCTCGCAGTACGCGCAAGACGGCCCCGTGTCTGTGTTCCGGGTCAGCCGTGTTCGCATTAACGCCGCGATGGCGAAGGAGTCCGGGCGATGAGCGACGGAATCGTGATCGGCGATGCCGTGCTGTCGGGTTGCGGCCGTTACCGCTACACGCTGACGCGTTCGCTCGGCTTTGGTGAGCGGACTTGCGTGTTCGTGATGCTCAATCCCAGCACTGCGGATGCGCAACTGGACGACCCGACAATCCGTCGCTGCATTGGCTTCGCAAAGACGTGGGACATGCACAGACTCGTTGTCGTGAACCTTTTCGCATGGCGCGCTACATCACCCGACGACATGAAATCCGCCGCTGATCCGGTCGGGCCAGAGAATGACGCATGGCTGCGATCCGCTATTCCTGGCGCCGATTGCGTGGTCTGTGCATGGGGCAAGCACGGCGACTATCGAGGCCGCGCAAAACAGGTCATCGGCATGTTCCCGCGTCGCGTTTTCCATGTGCTCGCGCTCAACAAGGACGGCAGCCCGAAGCATCCTTTGTACGTACGCGGCGACACGCAGCCGCAGGAGTGGATAACCCATGACTGACGACCCTTCCGCGCTGGACAACCTGCGGCCGGAAGTGGCGCATTCGGTGCGCTGTGTGGACGCCGAGCCTTTCAGCGATGGCGCAATCATGCACTGGGAGGAATGACCATGCGCGAGCATCCAATCATTTTCAGCGCGCCGATGGTCCGCGCGATTCTGGAAGGTCGCAAGACGCAGACGCGGCGCGTGGTGAAGCCGCAGCCGAACAGCGGCCCCAATGGGAGCATGGTGGACCTCATGGGCGGCGAGTGGGGTTTGCTGGATGGCGATCTATCCGGCAACTGGCGATGCCCCTACGGCCAGCCCGGCGACCGGCTCTGGTGTCGAGAAACTTGGGCAGAAACGGACCGGACGGACGGCGTGCCGGTGGTCACCTACGCGGCTGGCGGCTGCATTGCCGTCGGGCGCAAACACGGCTGCGCGGACGACTATTTGATCCACGATTACGCTTTGACCGAAACACCCGAACCCGACCGCTGGCGACCCAGCATCCACATGCCCCGCTGGGCCAGCCGCATCACGCTCGAAATCACGGACGTGCGCGTGCAGCGCGTGCAGGACATCAGCGCCACGGACGCATGGGCCGAAGGAATTCCGCATTCGCCAGATGTGAATCCGATGCACGAGTTCGAAGAACTGTGGGATTCAATCAACGAATCGCGCGGCTTCGGCTGGAACGCCAACCCGTATGTATGGGCGCTTACGTTCAGGCGGGTGGAGCAATCGCAGTGACCGAGCCGGTGCGACTGTCGCGGGCGGAGATGCAGGTATGGTTCACCGTACCCGAAGCCGCGGCGTATCTTCGCCAGTCAGTGCGCAAGTTCGTGGAGCTTGGCATCGCAGCCCACGGCAGCGGTGCGCGCAAGGTGTACCATCGCGATGCTTTGGATGCGTGGATGTTCTCGAACCCATGGCCCGACTCTACAAACGCGGCCCGTGCTACTACCTCGATTGGGCCGAAGGCGGCCAACGTTTCCGGCGCTCTCTTGGATCGATTGACCGCAAAGCGGCTGAGGCCGTACAGGCCGAGAAAGAAGCGGAACTCCACGGACTCATCACCCCCACGCGCGGGCTGACAGTCCAGACGCTGATCGACGATTACCTCGTCTGGTACAAGAAGGCGCGCCCCACCACCTACGGTCGCGCGCAAAGCGATCTCAAGAAGTTCACGGCCGCATTCGGGATTCTTGCCGCCGAGGGCATTGACCCGCGCCAGGTCGAAGTGTGGGAAGTGAACTGCAAGGCTCGCGGATCTGCGCACAAGGCGCTGAAGCTCGCCAAGGCCGCTTTCCGACGCGCCATTCGCACCAAGCTGATCAAGCTCAATCCACTGGACGCCGTGCAGTCCACGGCGCCGCCCATCAGTCGCGCCCCGAACTACTACCGCCCCAAGCAACTGGAACGCCTCTACGAAACAACGCGCGGGCCGCTGTGGCGCTTCATGGTCAACACGGGGGTAAGACGCGGGGAGATGGCGAAAGCCCTGCGCAGCGACGCACGCGATGGCGTGCTGTACGTGGAGAGCCTGGCGACGGGGCGCACGAAGTCGGGAAAGTGGCGCGCGGTGCCGTTGAACGGGGCCGCGAAGCAAGCCCTGCGCCACCTGGGCGAAGATCGGCTGGTAGACGCACACGCCGATACGCTGACGGACTGGTTCGGCGAGGATGCGACCGCGGCGAAATTGCCGGGCACGCTGCACTGGCTGCGGCATACGTTCTGCACCGCGCTCGTTCAATCCGGCGTGAGCTTGTACGATGTGCAGAAACTGGCCGGCCACAGTTCGATCACGGTGACCGAAAAGTATGCCCACCATGCGCCGTCGCAAGGCACGAAAGCGGTGGCATCGCTGTCAGGGTGGCATCGCAGGATCAAACGCGCGTGATCGATGGCCCTTCAGACTGCAATTCGGGGTCCGGTTGGCACAGTAAATGGCACAGTGAACCGCTGAAACCCGCATGGCCCCGTAGCTCAGCTGGATAGAGCGTCCCCCTCCTAAGGGGTTCCATGTTCCACGTGGAACGCTAAATCAATCACTTAGAGCGTTTCAAACTGCGCCAAAACGCATGTTTTTGC